CAGCAGAAAGACAAGCAATGTTTGGAGGTATTTTAGAAGAAATGCAAGCAGGTAAACCTGCTACTTCAGCATATGCAGGTAACTTACAAGTTAATGGAAATGTAGACGCCATTAACGGTGCTTTACCTGAAGGACAAGTTGGTTTAGATCAGATAATGGCTTTAATGAGTAAATAATGGCATTTGGAGCAAAAAGAATATTTCCTTTAGATACCAAACCTAGTGTTGGTATTGGGGTAGCTTTACCTTTTAATGCTCCTGGTGTTTTTAAAACAACTTATACAACTCAAGGATCCATCAAATATAATTTAATTAATTTCTTTTTAACTAATAAAAACGAACGTTATTTAAATCCTAACTTTGGTGGAAATTTAAGAGCTTTTATTTTTCAACAAATAGCAGAAGGAAACCTAGAATCTCTAAAACAAGATATCCAGTCACAATTAAGTTTATATTTTCCTAATGTTATAATAGGAAATCTTAATATAGATTCAATTACAGAATATAATCAGATTAATGTTACTTTAATATATAGTATACAAGACACTGGAATAAACGATACAATACAATTAGCATTTACATAATGGCTACTAGAAAAAAGAACATACAATACATAAATAGAGATTTTAGTGAGTTAAGAGCGAGTCTTGTTGACTATGCTCGTACTTATTTCCCAACAACTTATAATGATTTTTCTCCAACATCACCAGGAATGATGTTTATGGAGATGGCGGCTTATGTAGGAGACGTATTATCTTTTTATTTAGATAATCAGATTCAAGAAACATTTTTACAATATGCTCGTCAATCTAATAACTTATACGAGTTAGCTTATATGTTTGGTTATAAACCAAATGTAACTCAAGTTGCTACAACCAATGTTGATTTTTATCAACAAGTACCTTCTGTTTTAAGTTCTAGTGTTTATGTACCTGATTTTTCATACTCTTTATTTATTAATCAAAATTCACAGGTTTCATCAACATCAAACCCTAATATTTCCTTCTTAATTGAAGACCCAATAGATTTTTCAGTATCAAGTTCAGGTGACCCTACAGAAATTTCTGTTTTTAGTGTTGATGGAAGTAATAATCCTGTTTATTTCTTATTAAAAAAATCACGTAAAGCCATTTCCGCTAATATTAATACAACATCATTTACTTTTGGTCCACCAGTTCCTTTTTCTACAGTTGAAATTAATTCAAATAAAATTGTAGGAATTTTAGATGTTATTGATACTAATGATAATGAGTGGTATGAAGTTGATTATTTAGCCCAAGATGCTATTTATAACTCAATAAAAAATACTAACCCTAATGACCCTTACTTATCTCAATATTCAGGAGACACTCCGTATTTATTGAAACTAGAACAGGTTCAAAGAAGATTTGTTACTCGTTTTATATCTTCAGGTTCATTACAATTACAGTTTGGTTCTGGCACTGCTTTAGACACAGACGAAGAAATTATTCCAAACCCAAATAATGTTGGTATAGGTTTACCTTTTGAAAAAGATAAATTAACTACTGCTTACGCACCTGCTAATTTCTTATATACAAAAACCTACGGTATAGCCCCTTCAAATACTACTTTAACTGTTAGATACTTAACAGGAGGAGGAGCTGAAGCTAATTTACCAGCAAATAGTTTAACCACATTAAACGCTAATATTAAGTTTTTAAACAACAATTTAAACTCAGTAACTGCTCAGACTGTATTCAATTCAATATCAGTTACTAACCCAGAAGCAGCTGATGGTGGTGGTGATGGTGATTCTATAGAAGAAATTAGACAAAACGCTTCAGCTAACTTTGCTACCCAATTACGTAATGTAACACAAGATGATTATTTAGTAAGAGCACTTTCAATGCCTGCTAAATATGGTGTTATATCTAAAGCATATATTGAGCCTACTAAAGCCCAATCAATTTCAGCAGGTGAGTCACAATCTGTTTTAGATTTATATGTTTTATCATATAATGTTAATAACCAATTAACAACCTCTTCACCTGCCTTAAAACAAAACTTAACTACTTATCTTTCTCAATATAGAATGATAAATGATTCCATCAACATTAAAGATGGATTTATAATTAACATAGGTATTAACTTTGATATTATTGTTTTACCTGAGTATAATAGTAATGAGGTTTTATTTGATTGTATTGAAGCATTAAAAAATTATTTTGCTATAGATAAATGGCAAATAAATCAACCTATTATATTAAGAAATCTTTACATATTACTTGATGCTATTGAAGGTGTTCAAACTGTAAAAAATATAGATGTAAGTAATTTAGTAGGTGAAAACTTAGGTTACTCACCTTATGCTTATGATATAAAAGCAGCAACTATGGCTAATGTTATTTACCCATCATTAGACCCTTCTATATTTGAGGTAAAATACCCTAATTCAGATATTCAAGGAAGAGTAGTACCTTTATAATAAAACAAAATGGCAGTATTAAAAATATTCCCCGAAAAAGACGCTACCTTATATTCATTATTCCCTAACATGAATACGGGATTAGATGAAATTATAGAAGCTACTCTTACAACTTATGCTTATTCAAACCCAAATCCTCAAGCCAGCAGATTTTTAATTCAATTTTCTGATGAGGATTTAACATCCGCTATTAATTTAATACCTCAAGCTGATTTTGATGCTGGAAACTTTCAAGCTAGATTACAATGTTTTATAGCTAAAGCAGAAGGATTAGCTTTAGATACTACAGTAGTATGTCATCCTTTAGCTAAATCTTGGGGCATGGGAACAGGTAGATATCTAGATGAACCTACAGTTACTAATGGTACTTCATGGAACTGGGCTGACTACTCAGGAAATACACCTTGGACTTCTAGTATTCCTACAGGCGCTACTTCATCTTACACATCTTCAGTTTCTCCAGGAGGAGGAGCTTGGTATACAGGTTCACAATATTCTTCTTCAGTTACTTTTACTTATAGAACAGATAAGGATATTAACTTAGATGTAACTAACACTGTTAAAGCATGGACCACTTCTTCAGGAGCTATACCTACACAAAAACTAACTAACTATGGTTTTATAGTTAAACAACAAAATGAGTTTATTTATAATAAAGATGTTCAACCTGAGTTAAGATATTTCTCTGTAGATACTAATACAATTTATCCTCCTGCCTTACAAATTAGTTGGGATGATTTTGTTTTTAATACAGGTTCATCAACCCAAACCATTTTAAACACTTTACCAGCTACTGTTAATATAGCAGAAAATCCAGGTATATTTTTTAGTGAAAGTATAAATAGATTTAGAATCAATGCTCGTCCAGAGTATCCTATTCAATTATGGACTACTAGTTCTGTTTATTTAACTAATTATTATTTACCTACTGCCTCTTATTATGCTATTAAAGATTTAGAAACAAATGAGTATATAATTGATTTTGATACTACTTATACTAAATTAAGTGCTGATGCTACTTCTAGTTATTTTGATTTAAGAATGAATTTCTTACAACCAGAAAGATACTATCAAATCTTAATTCAAAGTACTATTAATGGTTCAACAATGGTGTTTGATAATCAATATTATTTTAAAGTAGTTAACGGATAAAAATGGCTGAACAAATTGATTTAAATAAGGTAGTTTATAGTAAAACCCAATTTGAAAGGGTTATTGATACTTCTTTTACTCAATTAGTTGAACCAGAACCTGTATCTCCTTTATCTATACCTTCAATTTCAGTAGCTGAATTTTTTACTAATTATCAAGAAATATTCTATCAGATACCTAAATTTGGAAGTACAAACTCTCATGAGTACCTTATAAAAACCTCACAGACCTATATAGGAGAAAATCAAATGGATAATGAAACTATACAGGCATTAATAGAGGAAATAACTCAACTAAGACAAGAAAATTTAACTTTACAACAACAAATAATCTCAGGTAGTCTATAATGGCCGAAGTAATTAACATACAATCTTTAAATCCTACAACTTTTGAATTTCAGAATTATACTGATCAGGATACTTCTTTAATTACTAATTTTGAGACCCAAACTTCTTTTGACTCAAAAACAGATAAAGTTGAGTATTTTATATATGATTTAAACAACCAAATAATCTACTCAGATAATGACTATCCTGACTATGTTTTAAATGATAATAATTTAGTTTTAGACCCTGGAAAAAATTTAATAGACCAAGGATATTTTGAAGGAAACTATAACACTGTTTATAACTTTGTAAAACCTATTTTAGCTTCCAGTCCTACTTTTCCTTATTTTATATCTCAAATAAGTGCTGATAGTACTGAAATTAGATTAGATACAACATCTATTCCTAATAATCTAGTAATTTCTTCCTCTCAAGAATTAATAAATAACATTAATAATTCAACAGGAAGTTATTATGATTT